TATCGTTGCGTGAATGAAATCGCTAACGGTGCAGCTTCGATCCCTTTTTGCGTTTATCAGGGAGATATAAAGCTTGAAAGCCATCCGCTGATTTCTCTTTTGGAACGGCCAAACCCGCTGCAAGCTGGAATTGAATATTTCCAAAGCCTCTATTCATATTTACTTCTGTCTGGGAACTCTTACGCTTTACAATCAGATATAAATGGCGTTCCGCGTGAATTGCATATATTGCGGCCAGATCGGGTAGAAATCGAACCTAGCTCAACCTCAATTCCAAAAGCTTACAAATACAAGCTTGGCTCTGAGGTCGTGAAAACTTACCCCGCTGACCCAGTAACGGGAGGAGCAGAGGTTAAGCACTTCAAGCTTTGGAACCCTCTGGACGATTACCTTGGGCTTTCTCCATTGGCCGCAGCGGCTTTGTCTATTGATCAGAACAACATGGTTTCCAAGCATAACATTGCGCTCTTAGCCAATGGTGCGCGGCCCTCTGGCGCTATTGTTTTTAAACCCGCAGATGTCTCTGGAAATAGGTTGATGCTCACAGATGGGCAGAGAGATCAGTTGCAGAATGATCTGGCGAATAGGTTCAAGGGCGTAAACAATGCAGGGCGTCCAATGTTGCTTGAAGGTGATTTTGATTGGAAAGAAATGGGGATGTCTCCAAAGGACATGGATTTCTTGAGCCAAGCAAATATGACTGCAAAAGATATTGCTCTTTGTTTTGGCGTTCCTTCGCAGCTTATCGGCATCCCAGACGCGCAAACCTATGCGAATGTCCAAGAGGCGCGGCTGGCACTGTATGAGGAAACAATTATTCCTCTGGCGCGTAGGATTGAAAGCGATTTAAACGAATGGCTGGCCCCAGCCTTTGGCGATGATATTTCAATTTCATATGATATTGACGCCATCCCAGCCATGACAGAGCGGAGGCGCAGAGTTTATGAAAATGTTACTGCGGCGGTTAGGGATGGGATTATCTCTCGCAATGAGGCGCGTGATAGATTGGGCCTTGAACCCATCAGCGGGGGAGATGAGGTCTTTATCGCTGCAAATTTATTCCCATTGGGTGGACCAGAAATCGCAGAAGATGAAGGTCAAGATCCAGAAGATGCTGGGAAAGAAGCCTACGGTGAAACCGAAGTAAAAAAAAAGAGTGAAGTAGCCAAGGACACTTTCACAACCAGAGCGGAAGCATCGGCGCGGGCTTCTGAGATTGGATGCGTTGGCACTCACCAGCACACAGTTGACGGGCAAGCGGTGTTTATGCCTTGCGATACACACTCGGAATATGAAGATTTAACCGATGGCGGCGAGAAAGCTGAGAGCGATGTAAATACAACGCCAACTGATGCAATGGCGAGAAATGCAGAGCGTGGGCTTAATCTTCGCAAGGAATATGGACGCGGTGGAACTCAGGTTGGGGTTGCGCGGGCTAATCAGCTAAAATCAAAAGAGCGTTTAAGCCCCAGAACGGTCCGCAGAATGCATAGTTATTTTTCCAGACATGAGGTAGACAAAAGAGCGGAAGGCTTCCGCAGGGGCGAGGCTGGGTGGCCCAGCGCGGGCTTGGTGGCTTGGCTTCTATGGGGCGGTGATGAGGGCCAGAGTTGGGCGGCTCGCAAGGTCAAGGAGCTAGATAAAGAACGTGATAAGGCTCAAGAGTTGGCTGCATATATGGAAGATTTGCAGATTGAGGAAAAAGCGCCGATTAAAATCTCAGAGGCGGTCAAAAAAGGTTTAGCCGAAAAGGTCAAAGACCATAACGACAAACATGGCGATAAAAAGGGCAAGAGGGTCACACAGAGGATGCTGGAGGCTGTGTTCCGTCGAGGCGTGGGGGCTTACAACACAAACCCCGCTTCTGTGCGTCCTAGCGTCAATTCTGCGGATCAATGGGCCTATGCTCGCGTCAATGTATTCTTGCAAGCCGTAAGGACAGGGAAATATAAAAGCGGAAAGTTTGATACCGATCTTTTACCAGAAGGGCATCCGCTAAAATCCAAAGATAAGAAGTAGACTATTCATCGTCGGTGAATAAGCGCTTGTATTCTTCTTCTGTGATTATTCCGTATTCTTTGGCTTCATTTGCTAGGATCAACGCCCACTTTTCGCCATCTGGTCCATTAAGAGCTTGGTCAAATGTGCGAGAGGCATCCTCGATTAGATAGGCTTCAATGCAGTTATAAGCTTCGTCAAGCTCTTGGTCTTGGCCTTCAAGTTCTAAAAATTTGTATGCGGCCAATCCCTTCATGAGACTGAGGGTCTTTGGCATGTCTGCGCCAAAAATTTCCATAGACAAAACTCGCATTTTAAATTCTGGATCATCTAAATTTCCTAATTTTATAATTTCCTTAACGTAATCTGAGAACCTTTCGGCCCTCAGAATAAATTGCTCAGATACTTTCATTATGCCCACCCCATGCTTACCGCAAAGATCCAGCCTACAGAAGCGGCACAGATCACCGCAAAGATAATTACATCTTGCTTCCATTTAGTCATTAGGTCCACCTCCCATATTCAGCGGCCTTCTCATCCATAAAGCAATGGCCGCAGCTCACAAAGCTACTTTTGAACCACTCGCGGAAGGTTTCCCCTTCATGTTTGATTTCATCAAAGTAGATTTTCAGAGCGGCAAGATCCTCACCGCTCAATTCAACTGTATGCTCAATCTTGATTTTCATATTCATCTTCCTTCAAGTCTATTTTAACACATAAATCATTGAGGTTGGTGGAAACGATTGGCGGCTGTTGATCCCTATAAGCTCGCCAGATGGTTTGATTATACATCATTCGAGATCCGCTATTGATCCTCCAACCTCGGTATTCCCAAGGATAGTCCAGATCACCTTTGCGTCTGGTCTTTTTAAATTTGGGCTTCATTACCAAACCTCCCCTTCCTCCATTAAATCAATGGCGTCATAAATTCCCAGCGGAGCGGAGAGAGATCCATCGTCCATGATGCGGCGAATGGCGAAAGTTTTTGCGCCGTGATGCGACAGCCAGCGCTTGCCGATCTTCATGGCGGTGGTTGGGCTTAGAGCGTCGAACTCTAGCAGGGTGTTGAGGTGGTCAAGCGGCCCCTCAATGGTAGGCTCCACCTCTACATGGATGACGCACTTGTTGCCTCTGCGGGCTTTCACTTTGCCATCAAGACGCGCCAAGCGCATTTTGGCAGCTTCGTCAGAAAGAAGAAATGAAATTGAACGTGGCATTTTTTACCCTCCAAGGTTGTGGGGGATTTCTCCCCCGTTTGATTTATGCGGCCAGTTTATAAGGCTTCGCGTATTTACCGATGTTGATGTCGATATAATGGCTTCTATGGAAATAGTCGCTCATGCTGTCATCATGGTTGAAGAAGTCTGGCCCTTCCATTGCGGCTTTAAGCTCCTTCAAGAAATCGCGGGCAACTGGGTGATCTGCATAATGGTCATCAATCCAGTAAATGTTTACTTGATAGTCAAGCGGGTGTTTCATGGCGAAATCAATCGGCCCCTCCTTGAGCGTCACAACTAAGCTCATGTGATTACGAACCGCGATGCTTGCCTTCATGTCGTACTTTTTCAGAACGGCTTTGATGGCTGGAGCCAGAGCTTTCTTTTTTTCTTGGTTTACATATGCCATTTGTTTTTCCTCCTTACAAAACCTATATGGGGGTTGTTGCCCACAATGTCAATACTTTACTGACAAATAAATGACACTGCGGGCAACTTTTTTTATGAGCCTAGCGCGTCCTCATATCGGTTCATGAAAACAGCCATTGCGACAGAGAGATCTTTGAGGCTGGCATTCTCAGCGCATTCTCTGATCGTGGTCCAAGCATGTGGCTTGCCTTGCGGGTAAACGCGGGAGGCCAGATCACCAACAGGGGCATCGGCTGGATCTGTGCCGCTAGGGGCCACAGGAGCGCCCGTGAGTGCGTATTTGGCAAGGCGCTCTATGATGGGAGCCAACAGAGCGGCAACCTCATCAGGCGAAGCATTATTGCTGGACGCTGATTTTTGGATCAGGTAGAGATAGTCGCACATTTTTTTA